ACATTTACTGTTGATGAATTTCATCATCTTGTAATAACATATACGCCAACAGGTCATACTGGGTTAACTGGAACCTTTAATTTATATTATAATGGTGGTGAAAAAACAGATTCTTTTAGCTTTACTTTTGCTAATACTTACACTTTAGACGCACAGTATATAGGTATGGGTGGTGGAAATAGATACGGAACAAATGATGTAGCTGTTTATAAAGAATACGAAAAAGTATTATCGGCAAACGAGATAAAACAAAATTATAAATCATACAAAAATAGATTTAATATATAACCCGGAAAATGAAAGGTAACTATGGCAAATGAATTTAAAGTAAAAAAAGGCCTCATAGTAGATGGCACAAATACAGTTCTTGATATTCAAGGTACGCAAGGGCAGTTGTTTTCAGTAACAGATAGTCTTACTGGGGATTTGTTTTCTGTATCTGATATATCAGGTGTACCGATACTAAATGTTAACTCTAGCGGTTTAGTTGATATAGACGGCGATCTAAACCTAGGTGATAGCAATAAAATACAACTAGGTGATTCTCAAGATTTACAAATGTATCACGATGGTTCTAATAGCTATATAAAAGATGCAGGTGTAGGAGATTTAATAATAGACTCAGGGACGTTAAAATTAAGAAACGCAAATGGTTCAAAAACATTTATAGAAGCGAATAGCACCGCGGTTGAATTATATCATAATAATGTTGAAAAACTTGCAACTACAAGCGCAGGTGTTACTGTAACGGGAAATAGCACGGTTACAGGTATTTCATACGTGAACACATATTTGGTTACACCGATTATTTATAGCGGAGGGGGTAGCGTTAGCTTTGGTAATGACATACAGCTCGGTTCAAACATATTGAAATTCGACCAATCAGGAACTAGGTCTTGGAACATCAAAGCTGCAGACGGGAAGTTAAAGATCTATAGCGGTGATGGTTTAGGTAACTATGATTTCGACCACAATATAGTTACGACTGGAGGTTTACAAATAAGTGGTTCTATTGACCCAGGGGCGACTGATTATGGATACTACCAAAGCGCGGGGAATAATATAATATTAAAAGGGGATTCTTCTGGAAGAAGTGGAATATTCTTTGAGTCAGAAAAAGATGGAACTAATATTAATGATCCTAGTGATTATGGATTTATACAGTTTCATTCTTACGGTTACGGTAATACAAGTGGTGAAGCAAATAATCTAGTAATCGGAGTAGCAAACGACTCTACAGATCATGTTATTTTACAAACTCCTTACAATGGAGGTGTAAAAGTTGGTTATCTTGATGCCACTAGCGGAACAGGGTTAACAACTCAAACAGTGTTTCATGATGCTTATCACCCTAACGCAGATGTATGGACAACCGCGAGAACAATTACTTTAGGTGGAGATTTAACTGGTAGTGTATCTATAAATGGATCTGCAGATGTTACTCTAACAGCAGCAGTTGTAGATGATTCACATAACCATGACGCGTCAAATATAAATAGCGGAACATTAGCCGCTGCGAGGCTCCCTGCTCAACTTTCAAGCGTAGCAAGTACTTCAGATGCATTAGGAATATATTTTAGAGGGGCAACTGAAGTTGTTTCGGGTGAAGGTTGGTGTACCGCGCATTATGCTTATAATTATAATGATGGATTCTTATTCTTAAATAGAGATGCTCAAAATGTTGCAACTCCTGTTTTTCACATCGGTGGCTATAATAACGCGGGGCATGGAGGATGGAGTTCTGAAGATTCTATAATTACCTTAACTAGATTAGATGGTACAAAATCGACAGGCTCTACTTATTCACATAAGGGTCTTTCTAATAGTTCTTACTACACAAACATTGTTAAGACAACTACAAAAACAGAATTTAAGGATGCTCAAGGATTACATCATTTTAATAGTAATGTAACTTTAGGTGGAACATTAACAGCGACTGGTGACGTGATAGCTTATTCAGATGAAAGATTAAAAGAAAACGTAAAAACCTTAAATGGAAGTAAAGTGCTTAAAATGAGAGGTGTAAGTTTTGATAGATCAGATACTGGTAAATTTAGTTCTGGTGTAATAGCGCAAGAGCTACAAAAAATAGCCCCTGAGCTTGTTGTTGATGACAACGGTACTTTAGGAGTTGCTTACGGTAACTTAGCTGGTTACTTGATTGAAGCAATAAAAAAACAACAAAAACAAATTAATAAATTAACAAAAATAATAGAAAATGGCAATAACGTATAACACGAACATCAAGCATTTACAAGGCGCACCTTCTTTAGGTGAACTATCTAACGTTATAACTTCAGTGGAGTTTGAGGTGGTAGCTGTAGACGGTGATTATACCCACAACAGTATAGGTCACATAGAAGTTGTATTGAATGAGGAGGATTTTATTCCTTTTGAAGAAATAACTGAAAACCAGGTGTTGTCATGGGTAGAGTCACACCCTGTTCATGAAAGTCATAAACAACACTTACAAGAATTTATAAACAACTTGAAGCAACCTACTAACGTAGGTATGGAAAAACCTTGGTTATAAAATGGCAGTTCCTGGAAGTGGAAGTTTGAGTTTAGCTGCTATAGCGGCTGAAAAATTAGAAAATGACTACACAGATGTAGACACTAGTTATGGACCTTATAGTTTAAAAGATATAACTTTAGGAGGGGCTACTACTGTAGGTGCTGAAGACTATGACTCAACAAACACACAAAGCCCTAGCCACCCGGATAATAATGCTGCTTATGGCATGGGTGAGTTTTATGCTTATGACCATGACTTTCAAGCAATACCATGTAACAAAGCTATGGATGTTGTATTTGTTGTTGATTACACTGGTAGTATGTCTGATGATTTTAACAACTCTTCTAATGGTTTAAAAGCAAATGTAACAGCTATAACAAACAAAGTAGCAGCTAGATCAGGTGGTGACTATAGATTAAGTCTAGTTATAGTCGATGCTATAGGTAGTTCTAGCGCAAGTTCTTTAAACTATTCATCAAGCTCTACTTACAGTGGACTACCATCAGCCAACAAACACTACCAAACTGTAGATGGAACTGGGCATGTTCATTCAACAGCTATAGTTAAATTCGCTTACGCAAATGCTACAGACTTTGCATCAAAACTAAACCTGTTAGCAGCTGCTGACAACAACAACGGAAACATGGTTTTAGGTAGCGGCCAAGGCACCGTTGGTTGGGAAGTTGTTTTAAATCAAGTTTTGAATAATAATTTTGCTGGAACATTTAGAACAGGTGTTCAAAGAATGGTTATATTCTTAACAGATACATCACCTGAAGGTACAACAACTAGATCTTTTAATGGAGCAGAAGAAACAAGTAGCATGGGAACTTTAAGTAGTCAAGCTGTTGCTAATGTTTGTACTATATCTATTATAGGTAGTATAGCTGATACTGCTTCGGTTGATGGAACAACATCTAATCACACTATATATAATGGTTACGCTAATAATACAGGTGGTTTAACTGATTTTAGCGCTAACCCTAACGGTATGATTCAGTTCATAGAAGATATATGTGATGACGTAGAAGATGCTTTTCCTGTGTTTACAGACATAACGTTACATAGTACTAATATAGATTCTACACCTTCTGACACAGGTGTATCTACTAGCAATGTAACAGAAACCTCTTTTAATGCTAACTTCGTAGTTACAGATGTCAATAACAATACAGCTAACTACTGGAAGCCTTGGGCCACTAATTCAGCTGGAACCTCTTTTGGAGACACAGAAATAGTTTTAGCTAGTAAGTGGACAGCTAATGGAAACGTAGCTAGTAGTAGTACTATAACAAGTAGGGGATTTGTTTATGGTTTATCGCCTAACAACTTATCAACAACGGGTACATATGTAACAGCTACTGGAGGTACAAATACGTACCAAAAAGCAATAGTCAATAATGCTGGTTTAGATTCTATGGGTTGGGTATATTGCAACCAAGCATACAGCTCTACGCCTAGCCTTGCCTCTTACTCAGGAACACCAACGGCTAGCACAGGTAATCAAATAGCTGTGTACTCAGGTGCTATTTATCCAGGAACCAAGTCACAAACTATAACAGAAAGTCAAGTTCCTTTAATAGCTTCTAACACATATAGATTAAGAGGTTGGTTTGAACAAAAAAACAACGGAGGTATAGTATATAGCAGTAACATATCTTCTTTTACTGTAGCCGCATCATACGATTTAACAGCAACAATAACAGTTAGATCTGATCAAATTTACACCACTATGGCTTATGGTTATGGTAATTTAACATGGCCAAACATGGGTAGTCTTAGTAATACTAGTTTCAATGGGAACACTATAACAGGTATATACTGGCAAGACCAATCTCAAACTGATTATTTATATATATATTTTTCTTCAACTAAACCTAGTTTTAGTAATTTAGTTATAAACGGAACTAGTTACGGTGCTTCTAGCACTTGGACGGCTAATGGAAATAATGCTTGGAGAAAAATAGCTACTAGTAATCCAATGGGTACTACTTATGGGTTTGCTACTTTAAATATGAGTATTTAAAAAGTGTGAAAATAGCGTGATAATATAAACATAGAAAACAATTAAATTTAATTAAACTAAATTATGGCAGAAAAAACAATTGATTTGACTCCGAAGCCGGATAAAATCACAGATGAGCAATTACAAGGTTTACAATCGTTACTTAACGAGATAAACAAAAATCAATTATCAATAGGTCAACTTGAGACACAAAAAGCTAGTATCATTGAGGGTATAGGTCAACTTCAGGTTAAACTTAGAGAAATACAAGCTTCTTTAGAAGAAGAGTATGGAAAGGTTTCCGTTAACATACAAGACGGTTCAATATCAGAATTACCACAAGATGAAGCTGATAAGAAAGATTAGTATTGGTAAAGATTATAAAAATGAAGCTATGCATTATGCCGTGGGCCAAGAGGTCTACGGCGGGCATACTATTTGTCACATAACAGAGGAAGATGACAAGTTTAGTATATTTATTAAAAAAGCAGATGAGGTTTTACCTTGGAAAGACTTTAATAAAAATATGGCTGTAGCTATAGAGTATAATCTAGAGTATTAATGAGAAGCATTTTTGACTTCGTTGTAGAGCCAGTAGGCAACAGATACAACAACACTAAAAATATAGATGGTGTTGATTTAATACTAAACACCCAAATATTCACACATCAAAGCGTAAATAGGTTAGCAATAGTTAAAAGCTTGCCTATAACAGGTGACACTAATATTAGTATAGGTGATCAAGTTATTGTTCATCACAATGTTTTTAGAAGATACCACGATGTTAGAGGTGTAGAGAAAAATGGTAAAAGCTATATAGATGATAATAATTATCTATGTTCTTTTGACCAGATATTTTTATATAAAAACAAAAACGAGTGGAAAGCACCTAAAGGTTATTCATTTGTTAAACCTATTGAATCTAATAATATTTTTAATCTAAATAAAGAGTTACCTAGTATAGGTGTTGTAAAGTATCTTGATGAAAACTTTGACTCACAAATACAACAAGGTGACTTGGTTGGTTTTACTCCTGGTAGTGAATACGAGTTTATAGTAGATGATGAAAGATTATATAGAGTTAGATCTCAATCATTAACTATTAGATATGAATATCAAGGAGACGAAAAAGAATATAATCCAAGCTGGACATAAAGCAGTTGAAGAGTTAATAAAGGTTGCTAAAGAAGCTATAGTTGATTCAGATGATGATATATCAGCTGATAGATTAAAGAACGCAGCTGCAACAAAAAAGTTAGCTATATTTGATGCTTTTGAAATATTAAATAGAATACAAGAGGAAGAGGATATGTTGAATAACAAACCTAAAGAAGAAACTAAAGAATCTTCATTTGGTGGGTTCGCTGAAAGAAGATCTAAGTAATGTATCAGCAGCAACTATATAAGGTAATAGAACCTATAAAAATAAACACTATTAAAAGACTTAATAAGTCTAAAAAGTGGAAGTATGGTTACGATAAAGAACATGATGTTGTTGTCATAAGTAAGACGGGGCAAATAGGTGAAGTGTATGAAATACAGAATTTAAAAATAGCTTTACCTAAGATAACAAACCCAGTTAAGTTTAGTAAAGATACTTGGGAAGTTACCGAGTATCCTAAGGAGCTTAAAAAGATCAAAACAGTATTTGATTGGAGAGATTATCCAGATGAATTTAAAGATAAATGGTATGAGTATATTGACAGAGAGTTTAAGTATCGTGAAGAAGGTTTCAGCTTTATTAACAAAGGTGAGCCTACTTACATTACTGGCACTCACTATATGTACTTGCAGTGGTCCAAAATTGATGTTGGGCAGCCAGACTTTCGAGAAGCAAATAGATTATTCTATATATTTTGGGAAGCGTGTAAAGCTGATGCCAGGTCGTATGGAATGTGCTATCTCAAGAATCGACGCTCAGGTTTTTCATTCATGGCGTCCGGGGAGTGTGTTAACATGGCGACAATATCAACCGATTCACGGTTTGGGATACTGTCCAAATCTGGCCCCGATGCTAAAAAGATGTTCACAGATAAGGTCGTACCCATTTCTGTTAACTACCCATTTTTCTTTTCCCCAATACAGGACGGAATGGACAGGCCCAAGACGGAACTTGCCTATCGTGTCCCCGCCTCCAAGCTTACCAGAAGATCCATCGTTAGAACAACCAAGCAGACCGAAACCGAGACGCTATCAGGGCTTGATACGACAATCGACTGGAAAAACACCGGTGACAACTCCTACGATGGTGAGAAACTTAAACTCCTCGTCCACGATGAATCGGGTAAATGGGAAAGGCCGAACAACATCCTCAACAACTGGAGGGTTACGAAAACCACCCTTAGATTAGGTAGTAGAGTAATTGGTAAGTGTATGATGGGATCAACATCAAACGCTTTAGACAAAGGAGGAGATAATTTTAAGAAACTATATAAAGCTTCAGATGTTACAAAACGAAACCGCAATGGACAGACAAGCTCGGGACTATATTCTTTGTTCATACCTATGGAGTGGAACTACGAAGGCTTCATTGATTCTAATGGAATACCTGTATTCGACACGCCTGAAACAGAAAAAGTTGGACCTTTTGGCGAGACTATAGATATAGGTATATTAGAGCATTGGCAAAATGAAGTTGATGGATTAAAAGATGATGGTGACGCTTTAAATGAATTCTATAGACAGTTCCCAAGAACAGAAGAGCATGCTTTTAGAGATGAAACTAAAAACAGTATATTTAACTTAGCTAAGATATACGAGCAAATAGATTATAACGAAGAAACAAACTACATAAACACTATAACCACTGGAAACTTTCAATGGGCTAATGGTGTTAAAGATAGCAAAGTTATATTCTACCCTGATAAAAATGGTAGATTTAAATTAAGCTGGACACCACCAGCGCATTTACAGAACAACGTTATATTGAAAAACGGTTACAAG